GCCCAGCCGCTGGCCCGTTTCGACAATGTTCTGCACCAGCGTCATGAGCGCCGCGGACGGCTCCTTGTACGGCAGCGGCGCGATTGCCTGACTGATCGGCATGCCGCCCGTCTTCACGAGCGCGCCGCCGCCCGGCGGGACGCGGAAGATGTTCGTGTTCTGGCGTCCGCCGGCGTCGCTGAACAGGAAACCGGGGAAGTTGGCGTACATGCCCGCGTCGAGCAGCTCGCGCCACGCCGCCGTCACGGCGTTGGTCGTGTTGCCGAGGATGTGCAGCAGGCCGATGGGATAGAAGCCGAAGCCCGGCACGAACGTGTACGGCACGAACACGGCGCGCGCCTCGGGCAGTTCTGCCGTGTCGGGATCGTAGTTGCGGACGATGCTCAGGATTTGCTTGCTGGTGACGTCGATGGTGACGCGCCACGGGACTTCAAGTCCGCTCTCCTTGCCCTTCCACTTGTGCTCGTAGCCCTTGATGTTCAGCTCGCAGTAGCACTCGTAGATTTCGCGGTCGCGGTCGTCCGGGTTCAACGCTTCGGGCTGGACGCCCTGCTGCGCCTTCTTCTCGCGCTGCGCGCTGTCGAGCTGCTGCGGCGACGGCGTCGAGAGCGAGATGTCGCGGTAGACGTCGAGGATTTGCAGCCGCTTCACGGTCGAGGGCCGCATCATCACGCGGTGCGTCACGCGCTTGGCGCTGCGGATGTCGGTCGCCGCCGCGTTGACGATCAGGTCTTCGGCGTCGACCGTCTCGCTGACGGGTCGGTTACGCAGCGGACAGAAATACACCTTCTTGAACGCGAGGCCGCCGAAGCCAAGCATCAGCAGCATGCGGTCGGTGTCGGGATAGTACTCGGTGGCGATGGCCGTCAGGTAGTGGTTGAGATCGCGTTCGAGCGCGTCGGCCATGCGGTCGGTCTGGAACGAGGCGTTGTTGTCGTCGACCCTGATCTTGATCGGCCCGTCGGTCGGCAGCAGCTCGGCGCGCGCGTTCGCCTGAAAGCGCAGCACGGCTTCGAGCAGCAGCGGGTGGCGGACGCGGTTCATGCCCTCGACGGGGGCGCCCTCGGCGGAACCGCCGATGCCGGGCACTTCGATCTTGAGGCCCAGCAGCTTGATGCCCTGCGCGCGATCCTCGATCCAGTCCCTGCGACTGTCGACATCGTCGCCGATTGCGCGGATCAGATCGTCGGCGACGCGCGACAGCTCCATCCCGTCGATCTTGTCGGCTAGGTTTGCGAACCAGCCCTCGTCGTAGGCGCTTTCGGCCTCCTCGACCGGCTTGCCGTCGAGGCTGATCGTGATCGAGCCGTCGGGGTGGTCGATCTTGATGACGTTGCCCTGATTGTCGGTGTGCTCGACGTCGGCATTCTCCGGGGCGTTCTCGACGACAACATCCTCGCCCGGAGGCAGCGCATCGGGTTCGGGCTCGACCAAGCGGATGTTGGGGCTCAACCCCGGCACTAAAGCCATTCAAAGACCTCGCAGGGGCAGGAGATTACCACATCAAGCGGCTGGCATGCTAGTGACAGAATGTCAAGCCCCGCCTATATACCGTACAAACTTTGCGGCGGCGCGCCACGGTGGCGCAGGCTCTCTCCGATTTCGGCGATGTGCTCGGAGCTGCGCGTCAGCATGTTCGTCAGGCGCAAGTGCGTCAGGCACTGGCTCGCGGTGTCGACGAGGTCGTCGTGCTTGCCGCGGGGGAACGTCGCGCACTGCCCGATGACCATCTCGGCCCACTGGCGGTCGGGCGCGTAGATCATGCCTTCCGCGAACAGGTGCTGCACTGCGTAGACGCGCGCGACCTTGTCGAGCGCGCCGGGATTGACGAGCTGCACGGCGAAGCCGTCGTAGCCGAAGAGGCGGCGCAGCTCCTGCGCAACGCTGTGGCCTGCCGCCTTGTCCTCGATCAGGAGCCGGTCGACCTTCATTTCCTTGCACGTCTTCTGGACGCGCAGCACGAGGTCGTGCAGCTCAAGGCGCTCCTGCCAAGCGTTCATCAACATCACCTTGGGCGACTGGTTCGCATACTCGCGCGGGTCGACGTTGACCAGCCGCTCGCCTCGTATCACTTGCTTCGACGGCACCGCGACGGTGTCGGACGAGAACACGCCCCAGACGGTCAAGGCGCTGAAGTCGTTCTCCTGCTTCGTGGTGAAAGCCGTGTCGAGGCTGGCGACGACGTAGTCGAACGGCGGGAACGCGGGCGCATCGTGGAGCTGCCACCAGTCGCGCTTGATGATGCCGCCGCCCTTCGGCTCCGGGCGCTGCTGTAGCTGGCCCGCGGCCTTCCACGGGCCAAGCCGCTTCTTCAGCACCTCGACCTGCTCGGCCGCGAACCGCTCCTCCCACAGCAGCTCGCCTGCCTCGGTGCGGGGGTCTTCCCAGCCGATGCTCGTCACGAACGCGCGCTCGGGCTCGTACTCCATCGGCAACATCAGGTGCGTCCAGCCCTCGTCGGTGTCGAGGATGTGGCCCGTCAGGTCTTCCTCGCCCAGCCGCTGCTGGATGACGATGTAAGCGCCGGTGCGTGCGTCGTTGAGGCGCGTCGACATCGTGCCGTTCCACCACTCGTTGGTCGTCTCGATCAACGCCTCGGACAGCGCGTCGTTGGCGGCGTTGGGGTCGTCGACCACGATGATGTTGCCGCCCTCACCCGTTACGCGCGCATCGACGGCAGTGATCAGCCGCTCGCCTCGCTTGTCGTTCTGGAATCGCCCCTTGGTGTTCTGGTCACCGACAAGATGGAAGCGGCTGCCCCACAGTTTCTGATACCACGGGCTCTCGATCAGGCGTCGCGTCTTCACGCTGTCGCGCATCGCCAGCGACAAAGCGTACGACGCATGCAGCAGCGGGACATGCGGCCCCGCCGTCGGCGACAGCTCGCGCTGCGTCCAGACCCACGCAGGAAAGCAGACGCTGACGATAGTGGACTTGCCGCACCGCGGCGGAATGTTGATCAGCAGCTTTCGTATGTCGCCGTCGGCAACGGCTTCGAGATGCTCGCACATCGCTTCGAGCGGCCAGCCGGGCGTGAACGGCGACGGGTCGACGTAGCGCCACGCCCTCTGCACGAACGTGTAGAGCGACGTCTCGCACTCTGCGCGTTCGATCTCGCGCAGCAGCTCGAACGGATTGGTGTCGGTCAGGCTCACTGCACGGCCGCGCGCGGCCCCGCGTAGTACCCGCCCGTGAGCACTAGCAGAACATTTAACTGGTTATCGGCAATGAGCCGCGCGGCGGCGGCGCCCGCATCCGTTTGCAGTGTTTGTTCCGCGCGAACACTCCACGGGAAGACGCAGACGGATATACGCACGCCGTGCAGCATGGCATATCGGACGATGTCAGGCGCCGGCGGGTTCAAAGCAGTGCCACAAGTCGTGGTCCGCGACAAAGACGTCGACGGCGAATTCGCCCGCGGTGCGCATGCCCAGCAACGCGACGAAGAGGTGGAGCAGATACGGCATGTCCTTTGCGCGCGCCTGCGCCGGGCGGAAGAAATATTTCTTGCCGCCGATGTGGACGTTCATGTCGCTGACGGGCCGCCGCGAACTATCGGCCATAGGTCAACAGCCGGACAACGTCGTCGGTACAGGCTGTATACGATCCGCCCTCGCGCATGACCAGCGTGTACTCGTTGTGCTCCGGCGCATACACGATGCGATAAATATCGCGCACTGGCACATATTCGACGCTGTTAGTCGCCGTTTTGATCTCCACAAATTTATCCATGTCTATCTCTCCTCTTTGCCTTTCGTCGCCTGCAACAAAATCTGCTTGAGCTGATCGCGTTGTTCGGGGGCAAGAGCCAACACGTCGATCTTCGTCGCCTGCATTTCAATCGCGCCGCCGTCCTTGCCCGTGACCTCTGTGATTATCTTGTCGCCGTAGACTTTCGGCAACACTTTCGACAACAGCCACTTGCGCGTGTCGATGCGCAGACGCGAGCGCGCAATGTGTTCGAGGTCGGGCACCAGCTTGCCCGCCTCGTCGACCATGTAGTCGTCGCGCTTGTGGTCCGCAATTTCGTTGATTTCATCGGCCCAACGCAACGCGACGACATGCTTGGCACGCGCGTACTGCTGTCCAAATCCGTTGTGGTCGTCGATGATCCACGCATAGATTGTGCTGTCGCTTATTTTCATCACATCTGTAATTTTAGTGATCGACGCGCCGTCGGCGACCATTTGCAGGATTTGGTTGGCGATTTCCGGTGTGTATCCGCTCGTCCTGCGCGCGGGAGATTTGCGCGTCAACCCCACGGCACCACCAATGCCGTCGACGAGGCGGCCTTCTTGGCGCTCAAGTCGGCGCGAAAACGCACGCCCCTTTGTTTTCGCGCCCATTGCCGCATACCTCACGCGCGGGCCTGCTGCATCAGCTCCAGCATAGCGATGACCGACCGCGCGACCGGCGTCGTCCCGGCCAGCCAGCGGTACACCGTGCGCTGCGTCACTCCGGCCAGCGTCGCGAGGTCGTCGTTGGTCAGGTCGAGCGCGACCAGCAGGGCGTCAAGGCGGCGGGGCGAAAGGTCCATCCCGCAACCTACGCCATAATGACAAAAAAGGCCAGCCCTTGCGGGCTGGCCTTTTCCGGCTCTCGGGCGGTGGGGGTACCTACGCCGCGAGCACCTTGCCAGCGCGGGCGCTGACTTTGACCGTCGTGACCGTGATGGTCTTGCTCGCCGCGAGGAGCTGCTCCTCGGTCAGATACGACCGCACGACCGGCATGTCGAGGCGGGTCTGCTCGAACGTGTTGATCTTGACCTTGAACGTCTTGCCCTCGACCTCGGCCTCGCCCAGCGCCAGCAGCTTGGTCTTGAGCAGGTCGGCCTGCTTGGTCAGGGCCTCGATCTGAGCCTTAACAACCGCGTATTCGTCGACAAACTTGGAAGTAGCCATTTTATTCGATCCTTTCGATGAGCCCCGTTCTTTGGGGTGATTGGAAGATGGGGCATCCATGACATAATGTCAAACCCTACTTTTCCACAGGCCAACAATAAGCTGCCGCAGGGATACGCCGTATTTTGCCGCCAGCGGCTCCAGTGCCGCTCTGGCGCCGTCGAGCGCCGGCTCGCCCGCAAACGGCACCCGCGCGTGCGTCCTGCGCAGCTTGACGCTCTGCACCGTGTCGTACGACACCCCGAAGTCGGCCGCGATCTCGCGGTACGGCCGCGGGTCGGCCAACATCGCCTGCACGACGGCAGGCGGCAGCTTGCGCGTCGACGGCACATCGTCGAACATGCGCCGAGCGGCCGCCGGATCGCGCCGGGCCAGCTTCCACAGCTCCACATTATCCACGCTTCTCTCCTCCCGAGGGTACGAGGGTCGGACCCCCCTAGGCCATTATTAGAATTCATGATACATACAGATATGTAATACGTATACGTATATTACTATTTATATTATCTTGTTATAGAGGGTATGTAGTACCCTCCGTCTCTTTATGCTGTTTTTGCGTTGTTTTTCAATCGCTTGCGACAGGGCCGGTGGCAGGGTACGAGCAGGGTACGTCGCCCTTCGGACCCTCGGCGATCCGCGCCGAAAACAGTCGCCGGAAGCTAAAGTATGCGCTTGACGGCGGCCCCCCCGCCGGGGGAACGGGCAATGACCCAAGGGTGACGGACCGGATTGACAATATGTCAAAACCCGGGGTAAAATGGTCTCCTCAAACAGGAGATCGTCATGAACATCCGCGAAATCGAAACCTACCTCGACCACGTCATCGCCGGCGACCGGGTCCTCTACAACGTCGACTTCGTCGAGCTGAAGAGCCGCCTGAACAGCCTGCTGGAGAAGGCCAAGGGCGCCGCATCGGTTGAGTACCTGAAGGTCATCCACCAGCCCGAGCACTTCCACAGCGACGAGCTGCAGGACCAGTACTACGGCACCATCTACCCGCACACGCTGGCCGGCTGGACGAAGAAGCTCCCCAAGACCGCCTCCGGGCCGTTCCTGAACGCGCTGGGTGCCTTCTGGGACGTCTCGGTACAGTTCACCCCGGTTTGCGAGAAGTTCCTCAAGGCCAAGCTGCTGGTCGTGAAGACCCGCAAGCCGAGCGAGCGCCCGCGCACCACGCCCGAGCGGACCCTCGACAACACCGGCACCTGCGCCTGCTGCAGCCAAAATGTGAAGCTGGACCGCGGCCTGATCGTCATGCACGGCTACACGATCCGCTGGGGCTACCAGAGCGGCCAGTGCTTCGGCGTCGGCTACCTCCCCATCGAGGTCTCCGACAAGGGCCTGCGGGCCGCCCTGCAGGGCTTTGAGAACAGCCTCGCCGCCGCCCGCCTCGCGCTGGAGTACAACCCCTGCACCCGCCGCGAGCGGGCCGAGCTGGAGGGCCGCATCGGCGGCTTGAAGAGCGCCATCGCCCACTACGCGGCGGCGATCAAGGTCTGGGCCCCCCGCCCCCTCCCCTTCGAAAAGAGGGTTTGACAGGTCCCCCGGCCTGTCCCATATTTGGGACATCGAATAGGAGATAGCATCATGGCACAGCAATCACAGCGCGGCGGCGGCACTTGGGCCCGATACATGTCGCGAGACGCCTTCCGCTACGGGTGGCAGTCCGCCGAGTGCGGCGAGCCCTTTACCGACGACGTCGCCCGCAAGGTATGGAACCACCCCACGGCGAGCGACAGCCTGCAGCGCGAGTACGAGGCGGGGCGCCTGATGGCGCTGGAGACGCGCATGCCGCTCCCGCCGAAGGCGGCGCGCATGACCAAGGTCATCACCGCCACCGTGGCGGCCGCCCCCGCGATGCGCAAGCAATTCATGACCGAACAGCTGCTGGCCCGCGAGGAGGCCAAGCGCGCCGCCGCCCTGCGCCTGAAGGTCATCCACTACGAACGCCGGCTGAAGGCCGCGTAAGGGAGACAGGAACATGGCCAAGCTTATGGACATCTTTGAAATGGGCGAGGAGATCGCCGCCCAACACCGGGCGCAGGCGGCGCGCGACGACGCCGACCCCGCGTATCAGGCGGCGCTGAAGGCCAAGCGGGAGCGCGAGGAAGCCGCCCGTGGCCGCACGATTTTGACCGAGGAAGAGGCCGCCGCCGAATGGGCCGCCCTTGAGGAAGAGGACGAAAACGACGCTTGACGGCGGCCCCCGAATGGCCCATACTTAGGACATTGAATAGGAGATACATCAGATGACAACCACCCACACCATCGACGCATTCTGCCCCTTCGGCCGCGACGGTTTCGACGTCGAAATCACCTACACCTACACCCCCGGCGCGCCCGCTACCCGCATCGACCCGGCGGACCCCGCGGAAACCGACTTCGTGTCGGCCAAGGCGAGCGTCCCGCTCGACCCGTCGCTGCAGAAGCTGCTCGACGACTGGGCGGCGGACTGGGTCGGCGACGAGGGCTTTTCCGCCTGCTGCCAGCAGGCAGACTACGACAATGACGGAGAATAACATGGGATATTTTGACGAACTCTGGGCGGCAGCGCAGGCTGCCGCCACCAAGGCGGGCACCGAATGCAAGCCGGTGCCGATGCTGGTGCAGCAGATCAATCCGTTCTCAGGGGCCGTGGTGAAGACCTACGATCCCGTGATGGACGGGGCCTGCGGCTTCGCGTGGGTCAACATCCGCCCCGCCAACGGCCCGTTCGCGCGTTGGCTCAAGCAGCAGAACGTCGGCCGCAAATCCCACCACGGCGGCTGGGACGTCAGCATCCACGCCTTCGACCAGAGCCACGCCCGCAAGGCCGCCGCCGCGCACGCCATGGCCGCCGTCCTGCGCGCGGCGGACATCAAGGCATACTCTTACGACAGGCTCGACTGATGCCGCGCAGTAGCGTTCCGCGGCCGGGGCCGCCCCGTCGCCTCGCCCGCGCGGCCTACCTGCTGTACGGGCCCCATCACATCGAGAGTACGGCGCGCCTGATCGGCGTCGACCGCCGCACCGTCTACAGATGGCGCAACGGCCTCTCGCCGGTGCCAGACTACGTCGAGAAAGCCATGGTCGTCGCACTGCTCAAGCGTTGGAAAGACATAGAGGAGTTTCTGAAATGACTGGCAGCTTTAGGAGGATCACCATCCTCCTCATCGCCGTAGGTTTCGTGCTGCTCACTTACGGCATTGCGAGAGCTGACTGGCAGGTGCACGAGTGGGACGGCCAGCAGTGGGTTGCCGCCGTCACGCCCAAGGGCCGCACGGTGGCGGTCAACATCGAGAAGACGGCGTGCGAACTTGACCTCGCAAGCCTTGCGATGGTCAAGCCGGCGGGGGCTCGACTGCGGTGCTCGAAGGTAAAATAGCGATACGCGGAGATAGCATAATGGTAATGCGCGCGCGGACCACCCGCGAGAAGACGGTTCGATCCCGATCTCTCCGCTCCACCGATCTCTTTGTAGCGTCTTGCGAACTGGAAGACGTCAAGGCGTTCATCGAGGCCCGCCACTACTCTCACTCAGTCTTCGGCGTCACGGCGTCGCGGTGCTTCAGCGTCATGTATCAGGGTGAGTTGGCCGGGGGCGCTATCTTCGGTCTGCCTGCGGGCGTCGGCGTAGCCGCAAAATACGCCGACGGCGGGAACCTGCTGGAGTTGCGCCGCTTCGTGCTGCATGACAACGCGCCACGCAACAGCGAGAGCCGCGCACTTGGCGTCATGTTTCGCGCGCTGCGCCGTGAGGGATACACGCGGATTTTGAGCTACGCCGACCCGATGCACGGGCATTCAGGCGTCATCTACAAAGCCACTGGCTTCGAGTATCGAGGACGTACGGCCGCCCGCAAACACATCATGTGGAAGAATAAAAAATACCCTGATCGTAACGTGCATCAGGTCAATTTCCCTTATCACCTCGAACTTCGCGCGGCGCTCGCGGCAGGCGAAGCCACACAGGTCCGCATCGAGCCAAAGCACATATACGTCAAGAAGCTGTAGCGAACACCGCGTCCTGCACCTCGGCCTTGAACGTCAGGCGCGGGAAGACAGTCTCCTCCTCCACCGTGTCGACGGCGACGGTCGCGTAGCTGACCGTCTCCGGGGCCGTCTGGCCCTCGCGGGCCAGCCGCATGATCGTCTGGTCAAAATGGTCGAGCGACCACGGCAGCGAACACCAGCAGACCACATGCCCGCCGAATTGAAGATTAAGCCCGTGGCTGAATGCCGCCGGATGCGCGATCAGCACGCGCAGCCGCCTTGCGTTCCAATCCTCGACGGCCCCCGCCGCGACCTTGCGCGTCGTGCCGTTGCCCAGCACCGGCGCATCGGGATAGCGCAGCCGCAGCTCGTCGAGCTGCTCGCGGTAGTCGTAGACCAGCAGGACGGGCGACGTCTGCACGTCCACGACATCGCAGATCGCGTTGACGCGAAACATGTCGAGGCGCTTGCCCTCGCCCGTCTCGTCGTAGACGAAGCCGGCGCAGACCTGCCGCATCTTGTTGACAACTTGCGCGCGGCCGCCGGGCATCATCAGCTCGCCCTCGACATCGGCCACGCTCGCCTTGTCCAGCTCGCCGTAGATGCGCCGGATGCTGTCGGGCAGCGTCACCGGCACCTTGACGTGGCGCACGGGCGGCGGCGCCCAATTTTCCGGCGACAGGATGAACGTCATGTCGGCGATGGCGGCCAGCGACTTCTCCAGCGTCCCCTTGCGCGCCTTCCAGACGTTCTCGCTCTGCTCCCGCATGTTGGCCGCGCGCCACTGGACCCAGTCGCGCCCGAGGCGGCGGCCCCTGTCGATGATGCGCGTCTGGGCGAACAAATCTTCCGGCCCGTTGGGAACCGGCGAGCCGGTCAACCCGATGCGCGTCTGCATGTGGTCGGTGTGTTTCAATACCGGCCGCCACTTCGCGCTCGTCGGCCCCTTGAATTTCGACAACTCGTCGACCACGAAGCAGTCGAACGCCTTGCTGTGCTTGGTCAGGAAATCGACAAGGTTCTCGTGATTGACGACGACGATATCAGCCCCCCTGACGGCCTCGTCGCGCTCCTTCGGCGTCCCGGTCGCGATGGCGATGCGAAGATGCTGCAAGTGATCCCACTTCGCGCCTTCCTGCTGCCACACCAGTTCGGCAACACGCAGGGGAGCCGTCACCAGCACACGGCGTACCACGCCGTCGCGCAACATCTCACTGAGTGCCGTCAACGTCACGACAGTTTTTCCGGCACCCGGACGAGCGAAAATCATGCACTCGTTGCGTTCGTAGATGTGTGTGATTGCCTGCTCTTGTACAGGCCGCAGATCAGGCATCACGGCTACCAAGGATGCGCTCGACTTCAGCCTTTACGACTCGAAGCGCGGCATCAATATCAATTTCAGGATCGAACTTGGGGTCGTCGAGGGTGTCGCAAATCAAGCGCGCGGCGACGCCGATAAAACATTCGAGAGGCACACCGCCTTGCGCCGCGCACACGTTACTAAAAACGCGGTGCAGAAATTCAGTTTCGTTTTCGTAGAGGTCGACAGGTCCACAGCGCAGAGTCACGGGCAAATCCTTTCAAAATCCGATGCGGTGTCGATGACGTGTACCTCGAAGCCTAACCCACGCAGTCTCGAATGCCAAGCCGCCTGCAACGGCGTCGGCTTTTTGCCGGGTGCCTTGAATTCGATGAAGACTGCACGGCCTTCAGTAGACAACATGAGACGGTCTGGGACACCCGGATACCCCGGCACTACGAGTTTCCAGAAGATGTGTCCGCGCGCTTTAGCGATCTTGCGGCACCGCGCCTCTATGTGTTTTTCCATTTTTCAAACTACCATGATTGACATTTTCGCGCGACCGTCGGTAATGTGCGACTAGCAAACAGGAGACAGTATGCAGCATGCACCCTTCGGGAGTTCGACCGCCGAGCGCGTAATGAACTGCCCCGGCTCAGTTGCCCTCAACGCCAAGTCACCAGAACAGCCAGCCAGCGAGTACGCAGCCAAAGGCAGCGCGCAGCATGCGTTGATCGAGCATCTGCTGCTGGACGGGGGCGAGCCTGCCGAATTTATCGGCGCGGTATTTGCCGGCGTGGAAATCGACGAGAGCATGGCCGACGACGTTGCCATCGCGTTGCGCGCGGCAGAAGAAATGCTGGAGGAG